CCTAAAGTACCTCCGCGACCAAGGCTACAAGTGCTGGGTGGTGGAGCATTGGAACGCTTTTACCCACAGGCGGCAAGACCTCTTTGGATGTCTTGACATCTTGGCGGTGGGAAATGGGGAAACAATTGGGATTCAAACCACCTCCCGTGGGAACGTGTCCTCTAGGGTCAAGAAAATTGAGGAAAACGAGTATTACCCAGAACTTGTTAGGTCAGGGTGGAAAGTCCATGTCCACGGGTGGGGCAAGCTGAAAGCGGGCTGGACGCTGAAATTAGTTGAACTTAACTAAAACCGTGGTATCCTAGCGATGTCGGAAGTGACGAACCGGCACGTTGGGAATAGGAAAGAACCTCTAAGTGAGGCTTGTTTGCACGCACCTATTCCCCGTGCTGGCCTGTCAAGCCCAAGTCTCACTTAGGGGTTTTTTATTTCCGGCAGCTACCTAGTCGTCGGCGAAAGACGGCAGGGCTAGGTGGCGATAGGGATACTGTGGGCAGCGTTGGAATATCCTAACCTGGCGGCGAAGTCAGCACCAGAACGCGAAAAGGCTGACGAGTCCTGTGGCTCCGAAAGTGCAGGTAAAGGACGGATAGGCTAAGGCTAAGTCCGTCCACCAAAAGTGCAGATATATACATAGTAAGGGAGGATTATGTATAGGAATAGAGAGTACGGTAGTCAGCTAAAGGACTTCTCAGGTCTCAGGTGGGGAGCAATATCTCCGACGGATATAGACGCAATCCTAGAGTTCTCTAACCGACTGTTCATAATCGTAGAGGCAAAGTATAAAAATGCCCAAGTTCCGTTTGGGCAGAAACTTTGTCTAGAGAGACTCTGCGATGCCATCCAAAGCGAAACCAAGACCTGTGTGCTAATGCTAACGTCGCACGAAAGCGACGGGGATATAGATATGGGTTTGACAATTGTTAGACAATATAGGGAAAATGGAGTCTGGCACGAATCGCCAGAAATGACTTTGAGGGAAGTCATAGACATTATGAGGAGAAAATATCTTGGAACTAACTGATGTAACACGGCGAGATTATTTCGCTGCTATGGCATTACAAGGCTTGCTTGCAAATCCTAAATTAGCCGAAGCGATTCAGAAGCAAGAAGGCTGGATAGAAGAATCCGCATGGCAATGGGCTGATAAGGTCTTAGAACTGAGGGAGAAGAATCTTGGATGATTTTGACTCCTTCTGGTCGCTATACCCAAAAAAAGTAGCCAAGGCCGATGCGCGTAAAGCCTGGGCGCAGACAAAGGATATACGGCCAGAATTAACAAATTTGTTAAATGCCGTAAAAGCCGCTTGCAAGACCGAATCTTGGATGAAGTCTGGCGGGGCGTTCATACCCTACCCTGCCACCTGGTTGCGTGGGGAGCGTTGGGACGACATCCACGAGGTTACCCTGCCAAACGTAGTCAACGAGAAGCCTTGGCACGAGACGGCTACCGGCATAGAACTCAAGGGTAAAGAGTTAGGTTTAGACCCAAGCCAGTTCGAGTCCTTCCCCCACTTTAAGGTTGCGGTTATGAGAGCCGCGCTAAAGTCCGCGTGATTCTCTTTCCACACAACAGGAACCTAGCCCGTGAGATGGTGGATAACGCACCTGACGGGCATATCCTAGAAGTCAGGCCACCTAAACGCAGTCTTGACAGCAACAGGTACTACTGGGCGGTCTTGGGTGATATATCCGAGCAGGTGGTTCCAGGCAAAGCATACGAACCTAGTATCTGGCACGAATACCTACGCGCCTTGTTCCTACCTGAACGGATGGTGGAGTTGCCGGACGGAAGCATAAAGATGTTGGAACCTAGCACTAGCGAGTTAAACCAAGCGACGTTCTCGGAGTACACGGAGAAGGTCATAAAGTGGGCGTTGGAACACGACGTAAGATTCAGCGACAACACAAGGGGGCTAGGTGACAAAAGATGAAAAAAACCATCTCTCTAAAGTTGCAGCCCTCGGATGCATGGTCTGCCGAAGAATTGGGTACTCTGATAGCCCGTCTGAAATTCATCATCTGCGGGCCGGTCAAGGGTGGGGCAGGAGTTCGCACTACCTTGCAATACCACTATGCCCAGAACACCACAGAGGTAAAACTGGAGTTCACGGACTTGGAACCAAGGGCTTCCCAAAGCACTACGGATTTACAGAACAAGACCTGCTTGACGACGTAAACAAGGAACTGAATGAAAGCAATAGCGATAGCAACAACTGAGGGGAAGTGCCTTCCTGTCCTAGCCGCCTCCGTGACCTTCTACGTCCCGCAGGATGTGACGGTATTCCTAGCGGGTAGCGACATTATCTTCCCGCGCCACAGGACTGTGAACCTTCCCAACGACGCGACTAACTTCGGAGACGCTTATAACGCCGTGGTCAAGCGGGCGTTCGAGGAGTTTGACGAGGTTGTTGTATGTAATGACGATATTGTGTTCAACCCTAGCACCTGGAAGCTGCTTGGCGAAGACGTTACGTTTCTGCGAGACAAAAGCATCCCCCTCGGCTGGGTAGCCGCTAGGTCTGATTATGCCCGAGGTTTGCAGAACATTCGGCTTGGGCAGGGAAAAATGGAGTGGTTTAAGTTTGAGACCGAGAACAGTCTTATAAAGGCAGACGTTATCGCGCCTATCTGTGGTTATATCCACAAAGACGCGTGGATAGATTTTAAGCCACTCAACTGGTATTCAGACGATTTACAATGCTACGAGCAAATGGAGGCAGGACTGTCCCATTGGATTAGTAGAAGTTACGTCCACCACGTCGGCTCTCAAACTTGTGGATTTAACGCGCAAGAACTTATACAATCTGCAAAGCCGGTTATAAAACAGCATAGACCAGACTTATACAAAATATGGTTCAAAGGGAATGATTAGCGAAGACCGCCTTAAAAACTGGGGTTGGTGGTGTGCATACGGGCCTCTTGGCCCAGAGGTTCGTACCCGCGCAGCGAGCGCAGAAGGTAACTACGAGTCCGAGGATGTCTTTGAGGGCGAGGAACCGAGAATAGAACCCGATATGCTGGACGGGGAGTTAGTGGAAAACGCGGTAAGGGAATTACCCGATATATCGCGCAGGGTTTTGAAGGCAAGATATATTCAGTACCCGTATAACTTGAGCCACAATGTAGCCCAGAGATTACGGATGAGTACGGATAAGTTAGAGGCAGAACTACACATAGCCAAGAGGAGGCTCAATGACCGATTACAAAGAAATAGTCCAAGGTTCGGAGGAGTGGTTACAGGCGAGGCTGGGGTTTGTAACAGCCAGCAGGGTTAGCGACGCTTTAGCGGGTAAGGACACAGAAACCCGCAAGAACTATCTCTGGCAGCTCGTAGCCGAAAGACTGACCAAGACCCCACAGGCGGGTTTTGCGCCCAACGCGGCTATGATTCGCGGAACCGAGCAGGAACCCATCGCCAGAGCCGCATACGAGGCTCACACGGGCGTTTTCGTAGACCAAGTAGGCTTCGTACCCCACCCGACAATACAATGGCTAGGAGCCTCTCCTGACGGCTTGGTGGGGGAAGATGGTCTGGTAGAGATTAAGAACCCGAACACGGCTACGCACTTGCAATACAGGAAGGCGGGCAAGGTTCCGGCAAAGTATAAGAACCAGATGATGCTCCAACTAGCCTGTACTGGCAGGAAGTGGTGCGACTTTGTAAGTTTTGACTCCCGACTTCCCGTGAGCAAGATGCTCTTTATTGTGCGGTTCCAGCCTGAGCAAAAAGACATGGACGAGATGTTAGAAAAGGTACAGTTATTTCTAAAGGAAGTGGAGGCTGAGTGTGACGATTGACGACCTAGCGGTAGAAGCGGGGCTGTTCTTGAAGGAGGGGGAGATATTGTTCAACTTCCACGAGGACTCTCGCACCCAGTTACAGAGGTTTGCGGAAATCGTGCGCGAGGAGGAGATGTTGCGGTGCGCGAGGATGGCAGAGGATTGGGGATTCAAGACTTTAGCCCAGGAGATGCGGGGTTGAGCCAGCAGGTGATGATAGAAGCCCTCTACCAAGAGATTGTGGGGGCTGTGGAGAAGTTTGACGAGGCACTACCTCTAGCCTCGGTGGTGGGGGTTTTAGAGGTGATTAAGTATCAATTACTAATGAACACGGAGGACGAAGAATGAGAGACGGACTTATAGCTGCACACTTCTACGCGCAGGACGCGGCGTGGTTCTTACTATTTCTGCTAGGCGTTATTATCTTCGCGGGGTGGACAGAGTGGCGGCGTGGTTAATAGCCGGAATCGGTGTTGTATACCTTGTAGTCGCTGTGCAGTTGCTACTAGAGGGTAAGGTGGGTCTAGGCGTAGCCTTCTTGGGTTACAGCCTTGGCAATGTTGGTCTTTATATAGCAGCCAAATAGGAGAAGTTATGGAATACGATAATACCAATAGCGGTGTGTTGTTTAAGAACGAAAGTGACAACGAGAAGGCTCCTGCCTACAAGGGCAAGTTAAACGTAGACGGGACTGAGTACAACCTAGCCGCATGGATTAAAACAGGCAAGTCTGGGCAGAAGTTTATGAGCCTCAAGGTTGAACTACCCAAACCCAAGGCAGAGCCGAAGCAACAAGCCTTAGAGGACGACATTCCATTCTAAG